GTAATGACATCTGCTTTGTATCTATCTCCTTTGACATTTCTTATATCTCCTTCAATTGGTATGTTATTAAAATTTTTCTTTAAAACCTTTTGACAAAATTCGTCTTTCTCTACAAATGCAATAGTTTCAAAAAATCCTGTTGATTCTAAACCTAATGAAAATCCACCCAATCCACTAAATAGGTCTAATAATTTAAGTTTAGTTTGTGGCATAATAAAAAATCCATATAGCCAATTCTATTGCGATAATTGTTTCAAGCATTGTATCTTATCCTTTCTTTTATGGTTTTTAATTCTATTCCAAGTAACACCATTGATAGACCTAGATCCCTCTATTATGTTTTTAAAGGTTTCTATTGCTAGTTTTTCAATATCCTTAATTAAGTGTTTTTCTTTATCTTTCATTAAAATACAATTATCCCTACTGCTAGACCTATCAAAAACGATACAACAGACAAGACTATTTCTTTTCTGTAATATAAGCTTTTAATCTCTAGGTCTTGTTTCCATTTCTTATTATTAATAACAACTTTACCAAATAATATCATTTCTCCCCCCTTATTAGTTTAACTATATTATTAAAGTATTGTTTAGGTAAAGGAACTATTTCTTCCTTTATTCTATATTTAACATCTTCCATATCCATAAAGTCGTAAAACTTCTTACCTTTATTTTGCGACTCTAGGATATTAGTTATTGATTTGTAGTCTTTAGCTTTCATATTACCCCCTTATTCTTGGTTGAAATTCCTTAATCTCATAGTCATAATTACATCCACAAGGATCTGGAATTTTAACATTTAATTTTTTATATGCAGATAATAAATCTTTATCTACATTTTCTTTTTGAATGTGATTTTCTAAAATACCAATCACTTCAAAACATTCTTCAGTTGTTAATGTTATTTTATGTTTCATATTACCTTTCTTTTAGTTTCTGACCTCATCAGTTAGGGATTAACCCTAAGACACCCCTTGTGGGGGTGTTTCGGTCTTTATAATTGTACTTCTTTTAAACTATCGTTAAATTGTTTTACTTTGACTTCAGATTTCCAATTTGGATCTCCAAATAATCTTTCTGCTTTTTCCTCTGAAATAATATATTTTTTGTTATCAGTAAGATTTAAAACAATAAAAGGAGTTTTTCTTGCTTTAGGTCTATATCCACAAAGACTATATTTAATATGTCCTTGTGAATTTTTTATCTCTGCAATTTTATTTGGGTCTAATGGTTTAACCCAACTTTTATTTGCATTTCTGACTTTTATTTCATGTTCTAATGCTTTTTCCTCTTTAGTTTTAGCATTAGGTAAAGATACTTCTAAAGTTACTTTAAAACTATCTGAGTCATACCTTGCACCACCAAAATTAACCTTAACACCTAACTCTTTTTCATTAAGCATAGATTTCATTTTGTTGATGATTGTGTCTATATTATTTGAGTCTATTTTTTTCATGTTTCTTTCCTTTGTTGATTTGTTTTTCATTCTTTATTTGTATCATTTTTGTATTAGATTGCAAATGATAAAAGCATAAAGTTAAAAATAATTAATGTTCTCTAAATGTTCTTTATTGACTACCCATATTTTGACATATAGAAAGGTCTAGCAAGGAAGGATTTAAAGAATATGGAAAAGACAAAGAATGGGTTCGCTATGATCCCAAATTCAATAATATATGATGATAAGATAGGAAATGAGGCAAAAGTATTATTTTGTTATATAAAGTCATTATCTGCTAATTATAGGAACTTGAGGAACTCAAATTTATGCAAGAAATTAGGGGTTTCTGTAAATACCTTACAAAAGGCAAAAAAAGAGCTGGTTGACAATGGCTACTTAATTATCCACAGATTATCAAGTGCCAATAGATATACCTTAAGACTACCCAAAATTAGGGTAGGCAGGGTGTCAAAATCTAAGCAATCAGACTACCCAAAAAATGGGTACCATTTAGAGAGTAATAACAATAGTAATAATAACAATAATAATAAGAAAAAGTTTAAAGGTTTTAAGAAATGAGTGAGGAAGAATATTACTATAATAATGAACCCCTTCAAAAGAGTTATAATAACACTTACACCCCCCCTGAAAAACTTGAAATAGTTTATCAGTTAATGAGAGATTATGAGTCTGGAATGGTGTCGGATGCTCAAGTTCGTTGGATCGTAAATAATGCTAAGTTTGGCAGCTTCACTATTATGAAAATAATAGATAAGTTATTATTTGAAAAGAAACTTAAATATAATCCTATAACCCTTGACAAGCGAACATTTTATAAGCCAAAAAGACCTTTTGATTTGTAATCTACTACATATTGTGTTAGTAAATTATTAGACTACTAGCTCCCTTGCATTAGTCTAAAATAAGTTAATTAACTAGACCTGGTATTGTGCTTTTCTTTCCTTTCTTTCTTGCCTTGCCAGGTCGTTAAATAAATAAAATATTATGGCTTTGCTAAAGCAAAGAAATTAAAATGGCTGGTAGACCAAGAAAACTTAACAGAAAATTAGAAGAACAGATCCTTGAATTAATAGCTGATGGTTTAACAATTAGACAAGTATTTGAAAAACCTGAGATCAGTTATACCTGGTCAAGTTTTAGAAAAGAGTTGATTAACTCTGAAGAATTAATGATGAAGTATAACCAAGCGAAACAATTAGCGATTGACTTGGAGCTGAGTTCTTTAAAAGATAAAAGACTAGAATTAGAGGCTAAAATTGAGTCTGGTGAGATTGATGCTAAAGCAGGTCAGAACTTAGTAAACCTTTTTAAACTTACTATTGCATCAAGCCAATGGAGTGCAGGTAAGATTGCACCAAAAAAGTTTGGTAAAGCAGCCGAAACTTTATCAATTAAATCGGATAATTCGCAACCTTTAACCATTTCATGGAGTAAATAAGTAATTAATGATTAATATTTACTTTGCTAAACCTTCTAAAAGTGTTGATTTTAATGAGAGAGTGGTAAAAATAACACACATAAAAAGCAATTGTTATGTACAAGATTGTAAAAGTGTTGCAAAAATATCACACAATTACTTAGAAAGATTCTAAAGTGGCGATAACTATTAATTATCGGAACATTACTATTGATAGTCCAGAATTATCGTTTTAAATGTTGTGGTTGTAATATCTCAGTTATGAAGAACAAATAGCGAACATGGGGGGTTTTAAAAGTGGTATACCCACTTTTTAGGTTACCTGTTGAAATAATATTGATACAAGGCATAAACACATGGATGATAAATTTCTAAAAACAATAATCTTCATTATGAAGGATAAGACGACAAAGAAACCAGTTGTGATAACTCACTTTAGAGGTTTTGATAATCAAGCTGAAGCTGATGACTTTTCAGAGTTTTTAAAGTATCAATTTATAACAGAAGATGATTTTGATAATTCCAACAAAACTTTACACTAAGGGGGGTTTTGTTTTAAAATGAAACAAATTGTTATTCCTTATTCGCCAAGACAAATCCAAAATTTTTTGCATGAAAAATGCGATAAGAACCGCTTCAATGTAGTGATCGTTCACAGGAGAGGGGGTAAGACCGTCTTTGCTATCAACCACCTCATTAGAGCAGCTCTGACAAGCAGTAAACCCTATCCTAGATATGCTTTCATCTCTCCTTACCGTTTGCAGGGAAAGAGTACAGCATGGGATTATATGAAACAATTTTCTGCCACAATTCCAGGAGTTAAGTTTAATGAGTCTGAATTAAGGGTGGACTTTCCTATAAACAATTCAAGAATACAAATTTTAGGCGGTGAGAATAGTGCAGCTATTAGAGGACAATACTTTGATGGTATAGTTTGTGATGAAACTCAAAACCTTTCGCCAGACCTCTTTGATACTATTTTAAGACCATGTCTTTCGGACAGGAAAGGATTTGCCATATTTATCGGCACACCAATGGGAAGAAATTGGTTCTACGAACTCCATGAGAAAGCTAAAAAAAATAAAGATTGGTTCACATCCGTTTTTAAAGCTAGTGAAACAAAGATCATAGCTCAAGAAGAATTAGATGCAGCGAAACAAACTATGTCGCCTGAAAGTTACGAACAAGAATTTGAATGCTCATTTCAAGCTGGAATAAGTGGTTCTTATTTTGGATCTACGATTGAAGATTTAGAGAAGTCAGGCAAGGTGATTAACTTTGATATAGACGAAGATATAGAAGTAGAAACCTGGTGGGATTTAGGAATGAATGATAGTACAGTTATTACCTTTGCTCAACGAAGATCAAATGGCGAAATTAGAATTATTGATTGCTACGAAAATTCTGGTGAAGGTTTAGAGCATTATATTAATATTGTAGATAGCAAACCTTACAAGTATTCAAAGCATATAGCTCCCCATGATATTAGAGTTAGAGAGATTGGCACAAATAAATCCAGATGGGAAACCGCTAAAGAACTAGGGTTAGAATTTGACATAGCACCCAAACTTAGTGTAGAAGATGGTATTGAGCAAGTAAGACGAATGTTACCAAAGTGTTTTTTTCATAAAAACAATTGCAATAAGCTAGTAGAAGCATTAAAATCATATTGTAAGCGGTGGGATGAAAAAAATAATTGTTTTAGGAATAAACCCCTACACAATTGGGCATCACACTTTT